CTAAAGTACACAATCGCTTGCTGTAACGTGCGTGGAATGTCCATAATTCAAAGCGTACTCCGAATCGTATTGTGTGTCAAGTATATTATTCCCAATGGCGTGGCAGTGCAACAATCGCGAACACTGCTAACAACGGTACTGTGGTAAACGGCTACGCCTGCGATGGAGCGATCGACCATGCCCACACTGTCTCCCTCGGAGGATCAGGCATGCCCTTGGACATAAACCCCAAGTCCTTGTCGGTGAATATGTTCGTCTACCTTGGAATGTAGGTCTATTACGCACATCTTTAAATACATAAGAAGGGTAATCTGGTAACCAATAGATATACATTGAGATATAGTTACACTTGTTGTCTGTCAGCGATAACAAGGGGTATGCTACAGTACAACAATGAGCATAACGAAGCCAACAAGACACGCCGATGTCATCAGCCCGGAGACGGGTGAGTTGGTTGCGATCAAACTAGCCGATAGTCAGAAGTACAGTTTTCTGGGAGGATGGAGAGCAATGGGACTTCTTCACATCACGAACATGCTCAAGGCGGGCCTCAGCGCCAATCAGTGGCGTGTCGCTATGTGGCTGAGCGTCAAGTGCAAGCGAAACAACATCGTCACTGTAACAGGCGCAATGGCTGAATCCGAACTCCACATCGAACGGCACGCCTTCTCGCGCATCATCGCAGTGCTGATCCAAAAGGACATGCTCAAACGCGGTGAAGTCCGCGGCGCCTACTACATCAATCCTCAATGGTGCTGGTTCGGCAACGCTTCTGACCATAAACAAGCCTGTATCAACTGGTACCCAAAGTCCCGACCCATCATCACCAAGTCAGCGTAGGCTCTAGGTACAATACCGCACATCTACCTCTAATCTCACACCCTCGTCTATGTATCTCATTGAAACAAAAAGCATGCGCCAGCGCGTCGATACGCACTCGGCCATACCGCACCATCACCAAAAGCACCGACGCCGTGTAGGTCGATTCTGAGCGATTGCGGGGCATCCTAGGACAACGCCTACACTACGAGGAGGGTGTGAAGGCCCAGGCCAAGATGCTCAACCAGCGCAAGGCATACGCCATCCGCACCCGCTAATGCCTTGCGCTGCACCGTTTTAGGCTTCCCCTGGCCCGTAAGCCGAGCCCCTTTCCCTCAGGAAGGGTACGGCGGGGTGGTGAAAGTGGGAGCCAGTCCGTATATAAAATCCTAGAAAATTTTGGGTGGTACTTTTGGTGATTGTCTTACACTTGTCTTACGTTTTGGTATAAAATGTCTTACATGAAAAGTCCCACAGTGTCTTACACTCTGAGAATACCGAAGGACCTTAGGAGGTTGATGGAGGTGTCTGCTGAGGCCAATGGGGTAACATTGACATCGTTGGTGGTGAGGGCTTGCTGGCAATATCTGGATAGGGTACCGACGGAGTGTATTCCTGGGCCGCAGGTGTTGCGCGATCCTCCCCAGATGAATCCTGCGATGGCTGAGTTCTTAGGGGTGGCACCAGTTGAGGCGGTCGAACCGGAGATGTGCAGGTACAAAGAATACGATCAGGAGTCCGGCGAGACGATGGGTTGTGGCCTGCCCGTCCACGGTGGGAAGCAGCGCCATGGGAATTGGAGGCGTCTGTGAACGCGCGTCAGGAGAAGTGGGCCATTATCGTGATTGTCGGTGTGCTTGTGGTGTTGTTTGGGCTGCTGCGCAGGTAGTCCTTGCCAAGAGGGGAACTCTGGCGTATTTTGGACAAATGATCAGGCAGGAACAGGGCATCGGATCTTACTTCATGGAGCGGGCCCGGTATCGGGCGTTGAACCGGGTGCGGGTGGCGAAGAGGGAAGGTCTGCCGGCGCATGATGGGGAGCGGTACTGTTTTCGTGATGGCAGCAGGTTTGGGTTGGCGGTGGGGGTAAGAAAAGGTGTGGGAGCGGGTCTGCCGATCGCGGAGGGTATGGTACGTGCTGGGATGGATGGTGCGTTTGATCTGTTTGTAAGTGATCCGTTTGATCTGGCGCGGGAGGTCACCGACCTGGAGCGGGACGCGGAGCGGATGGCGTTGGGGGAAGCGGTGGATTTTGGCCAGCAGATGCCGAAGGGGTTTGATGTGGAGATGGACGACACGCTCCTCAGTTCAGAAGACGGTTTGCTTGAGTGGACGGCGGCCGTCAATCGGAGGCTGTCCGAATGACTGACTTAGAGAGTGCTATCGCGAAACTTGAGGTGGGACCGAACGACGTTATCCTTGCTTGGGAAGGGTTGCCTTCTGAGTTGTTCGAGAACGGCGTGTATGGAGAGAATCCGAACACTATTCTTTTTGTGCCAATGCTTCCCGGAAGGTCGTTGACGGACAGTTTTCAGACCATCGACAAGGAAAGGGCCAAAGAGATGCTGGAGGCCCTTCTGAAATGAGTACCCCCACCCAGATCGTTCCAACGCTGACCATCCTTGAGGACGAGGGCGAGTTCACCGTCAGGGTCGGTGGGCAGGAGAACGCCGCAGGACTGGCGCAGGCGATTGTCCCTCTCTTGGCGAAGCTGGGGGCTAGGAAACTGCTGATTATCACTCCGATGGACACCAAGGTTTATAAGTTTGATTCCTCCGCAGAGGCAAGAAGTCAAGAGTCACCTCCAGCGATCGACTTGACTCCAAAGAAGCGGGTCATTGCCGATTCAGGGGCACCACCGACTGCGGAGGCCGCCGACGAAGAGTATGCGCGATATCAGCGGGAAGAGGCCGAAGCCGAAAGGATTGCCGCTGAACAGGCCGCTACTTCCGGAACAGACCCACAACTTCCCGAGGAAGAGGCAGCTCCGATTGCTCGAACGAAGTCGAAGGCCCGTGTCCTCCCGACCCAGAACCCCTGTGGCCGGTGTCAGGGCGGCGGGACACTTGAAGGTGGGGGTGTATGCCCTGTCTGTCATGGCAAGGGACAGATCTCCCAGTGGGGGAGGAAGGCCCGTGGCTAGCCATCCCGGAGGAAAGATTGCCGCTCGTCCGTGGCTCCCCTGCACGGAGAAGGGTTGCACCAAGGCCCAGTATTACTACCAGCGCTGCCAGCAGCACTTCCGCGAATACAACCGCAGAAACGAGGGCCGCAAGAACGAGCGCAGGAGGGAGATACGGAAGAACCTTCCCATCCATACCCGCATCTGCATCGACTGCCGGAAGCCGTTCCTGTCTCAGCGTGGTTTCAACGTCTGTCTGCCCTGCGCCGATAAGGTGATGCTGATCGCCGGCAGCAGGACACTGGACAAGAGAGGAATCAAGCGGATCGGGGCAAAGTACTATCATGTGGTGCTTAACCAATATTACGGGTCAAAGTATCAGGCCAGCCATAAGCCGAGGATACCGCTATCGACCCTTGGGGTCTTCGACGCCCTATGATTCCCTGCAAAAACCCGCAGCACCCGGACGGGACCAGCAAATTCACCATGGTCCTCGTACAGGACAAGCCTACCGAAGAGGTTTGGGCGTGCAAGGCCTGTATGGACATTAACAGGGTCTATTCGATCCAGGTCAAGACCAAACGAAAGTATCAGCAGCATGTCCGCGGAGAACTGCGCAAGCAGGGCAGATTACCCTCCCGTCCTCAGACCGCACCAATGCCAAAGTTCTATAAGTGAAAGGGTCTCATGGAAACCGCAACAGTGAATTATCCGAAACGCCGTGGCCCCAAGCCTAAGGTCCATGTCCAGACCAAGATGACGGAACTGGTACAGCAGCGCTGGGACGCAGTCAAGGCCGATGAGTCCTCTATCCGCAGCCGTTACCGCAATGAACTTTCTGTTGCCGATGCGCTGGCGGAATTGGCTGCCTTGCGTAAGCTCTGCGAAATCGCCGCCACCGAGGTCAATCAGCGGCTGAACCATGCAGGACAGAAGTGTAAGTCCTGCGGTGCGGTGATGGACTCCAGAAAGGCCCCGGTGATGACGGAGCCGATGTTCGATGTGGCCACGGGGACGTATTACAACAACTTCTACTGCTCGATCATCTGCGTGCAGCGCAGGAACCTGAAGAAGCTGGGACGAGAAGAGTTGATTAAGTAAATGCCACTCGATCTCGACGCGACGGCGAGGTTCTTCAACACCCTTCATATCCGGGACCGGGACATAGGGACACGGAAGCAGTTTAGACTTCGCCCCCAGCAGGTCGAGATCATGGAGCGGTGCAAAGATCACCTTGCGAAGAAGCGCCGCCTGTATGTCATCTTCCTCAAGGCCCGCCGTGTCGGTATCTCCACATGGGCATCTGCCATCCAGACCGCCCACTGCCTGTCGAAGTCGGATGGACACGCTGCCATCATCGCCCAGATCCGCGAGACCTCTTCGGAACTGTTTCAGCAGGCCGCAGGCTTCGCCAAAGACCTCAGACCCGTTATCCCTGAAATAGGTATCGGCGCCAAGCAGATCACCTACCCGCATCAGCGTGCCGAGTCGTCGAACCTCAGGCACTACACGGCCGCTACCGTCCACGGAACGCGTGGATTGACCTTCTCTTCCGTCCACATGACGGAGGCAGCCTTCTACCCTTACGAGGGGGCCTATACAGCCATCCTCAACACCCTGTCGAAAGACCCGGACAACATCTGCCTGATCGAGACCACGGCTAACGGAATGGAAGGACCCGGCGAGGCCTACTACGAGTACTGGCAGGCCGCCGAAGGTGGAGACAACGAGTTCCTGCCCATCTTCCTGCCGTGGTATGAAGACCCCGAGTACGTGATGGACCCCGAGAGTGCAGAGGACGCTCCCCGTGACGACTACGAGCGGTATCTGATGACCGACCTCAAAGACCATAGGACAGGAAAGAGCATCAAGCTGGGGAAAGACCGTATCGCGTGGTTCAGAGACACGCTCTACTCCAAATGCGAAGGGTCGCTCGACAAATGGAAGGCCGAATACCCATCAAGCCCGATGGAGGCTTTTATAGCTACAGGCTCTCCCGCCTTCACCCATGAGGAGCTGCAATTCGCGCATTCCTCTCAGGAGCCTCCGCTACATCGAGGATATATCGTCCCTAACGACTTGGGTAAGATGCGTTTTGAGGAAGAACGCAGCGCATCGGGTGACGACCTGCTGCTGATCTGGGAGTATCCCCAGCAACATGCGCACTACTTTGCCGGCGTCGATACCGCCCGAGGGGAAGAAACCAACATCACCCCCGGTGACTACGCCGCCGTGGTGGTGTGGAACGCCGAGACGGGCAACATGGCTGCAAGGTTCATGGGGCGGGTCTCTCCCGAGAAGATAGCCAAGATGGCGTCCGATATTGGACGTTTCTATAACGATGCTGCCCTCAACGTTGAGCTGAACAATCTTGGCTATGTCGTGATGCGGGAGTTGAGAGACAGGCTCTACTACCCGAACCAGTACCGCTGGAAGGGCCGTGATGATAAGTTCGATGGCAAACCGGGGACGGCGTTTGGGTTTGAGACCACCGATAGATACCGACGAATGATGTTCAACCTCTTTCGTACGGCGTTGTACCGCAAAGAGGCAGTCCCGAAGGACGCTGAATTTGTAAGGCAGATGACGGCGACCAAGATGGAGATGGGGTTCCGCTGGAACATCGCTGTTGGCCACGACGATGTCATGATGGCGGCACTTCTTGGCTGGATCGCCAAAGAGCAGTTCCATCCGCAGGTCTGCAATCCCCGCAAGCCGAAGAACCTTATCCTGACGCCAGAGCAGTTGGAGGCAGAACTGAAGCAGCAGACTGGTCAGGCATCTCCTGAAGTATCATGGCTTATTGACGGCACCAGCACCGCACTGGGAAGCCTGATGGTCAATGCCAACGACCATCTTAGGGAGATAGCGAAGTACGAGAAGCGGCATGGAAAGGTGGACCGCCTTGCTGGTATCTAGCCCGTCCTCGAACCAGTTGTTGCTCCAGTTTCCTACCGAGACAGAGAAGAAGGAGTTCGAGCAATGGCTGAATCAGGCATCGAAATTTCTATTGCAGACCGAATCCGAAGTGT